CTGTAGAAAACTCTCCTACTTCGTCTCCTGCCCAGATTATTCCCACAGTCATGGTGTGAGTTCCAGCTTGGGTTGAAGAAGTTGTAATGGTTGTTCCAGCTTGAGCGTTTGCTTTAGAGGTAGCGATGTTTCCACTCGTTGCCCCCGTTCTAATCCAGTAGTACTTAGTGCCAGCTGTTATTCCAGTAGGAAGGGTATCTGTGGTTGTAAACACCACTGGTGTACCAGTTCTTAAATCTTTGGTTGTTGTAATGACTCCTGGGTTGGCGATGGTGATAGTTACTGTGTCCGTAGTCACAGGAAACCAGGTTGGAATCCTTGAACCAGTGCCATCCTGCATCACTCTGACCAAGAAGATCTGACCTTCGGCTGAGTTTGAAATAGTGAGGGTTCTATTCCCAGCTAGTGGACCCAATCTGTATTTTAATTTCTTAACAGTCTCAGATAGATCAATATCCATCGTTGCACCATCAGCCACATCAATCCATTGTTCTGATCTAAAGCCAATCTGTTGAATCGTGCCATCATCGTTTATGGAGAAAGGTGCTGAGTTTTTAAGGTAGAATAGTGCTTTTCCAGTTGAAGGAGTTCCTGGATCGTCAACTCTATCATTCATTCTGATGTAGTCGTCATTAACCACTTCTGAATACTGGTTAAAGAAATCTTCGTGGATCACACAGTTTACTGGGGTATTCTCAGGTAGGTTTACTTCACCGCCAGAAAGAACTGTCACGCCAGTAAGAGCGAAGTTTGATGGTGAGTCACCGCTCGTTCCAGTTACAGAGAACTTAGTCTCACTATCTTGCTTCCAGTTAAGGGTAACAATGGTTGGGAGGTTTGAAGGGATAGCCTTAACCTGAAGAGTTGTAGCAGCAGGATCAGCAACCCATGTACTTCTCAGTTCTGTTTGGTATCTATCATTAGCGAGCATGTTTGCCATATATTTCTCCTGTTATTAGTGTAACGATTGCACACAGTGTTTGTTATACTACTGTTCTTATTCTGAGCCTGTGACCAAGTGGTTTTCCAGACTGAGCGTAGTAAATATAAATACCAAGTAGTGAGAACTCGTCTGCGATACCATCATTCTGAATGTTGATCTTTACCCAGAATAAATCTCTCTGTCTTAAATTGTAGAAGCGAACTAGAGCACTAGACCCCGCGTTAGAATCCTCGCCCTCTCCGAACTCAGCTAGTCCCCACTCCTCAGTGCCAAAGCCTGAGAGAATAGGATCTGAAGCAACTTTGTATCTAGGTTCAACAACTATGCCCTTCTCTCCACCCCTTGTGACGCCAATGGTGGTGTTGTTACCAAAAAGAGCACCGTACACAAATGTAACTTTGTCGTACCTCTTGTTTTGATCTGGGACACCCATGTCATATTGCTTAGTGGTAATAGAGAGGGTAATTTTAGTTCCATTCGTTCCAGTAGTACCGTAGTCTGTCTTACCCTTAAACATCTCAACAATGTCCGCTGTCTTATTTGAAGCGTAGTAGAGTCGCTCTATTCTATCCACTGGACTGATAACTTTCACGAAGTGAGTGGCATGGATATTAGTCCAATATGTCCAGGAGTTGTATCTCTCGTCATAGACTAGACAAGCATTGTTTCCCCTACCCTCGAGCTGTGTTGAGATACCGAAAATAGATAGATTCTTAAAGTAGACACCACAAACATCTGGAAGGTTTGAGGCTGTAATCTGTTGAGTAATGGTATCGGCTCTCAGGGACAAAACCGAGTATCTAAGTAGGTTTCCGTAGTTCTCTTCATTTCCAACGGTCGCAGCACCGTCTCTACTCCAAAACCTAAGGTTGTTACCAGCCACATGTGGTGAGTGTGGGGACATAGAACCAACTGCGATGTTTACATCTTTCATTAAAGCACCACCATCAGAAGCAAAGATAAACTTACCAAAAGCACTGTCTTTGAAGGTAAAGAGTCCTATTTCATTTGAAGCCACGTGTGTTTTAATAGCATTGATTTTAGTTCCCTCACCCTTACGATAAGGGATGTAGCCAGCTCCATAGGGAACACCAGAGGAGATTCTTCCTTCAACTTCTCCCCCTGAGTAGACGATTTGATCGTCACCATACTCAACGGTAACTCCAATGAGCTTACCCAAAAATACATCCATGAGCTTAAAGTGTTGACCGCCAGTATCATTGGTTTCGGGAAGGGGTGCGAAAGTATCTATAAACTGTGTGCCATCATCTTTGAAGGTCGTATCAGTTGGTTCGATCTCACCTAGGTAGTAACCATCACCCTGCCTATTAGACTTAAAGATTCCAACTCTAGTAGTTCCAGTTGGGGGAGTTGGGACTGTAACTGTGAGAAAAGTATCTGCATCCAACTCAATAGGCATGTCCTCATAGTAGCCAGTACCATTGGAGTCAACGTCTTTTTCTCCACCAGGAGAAGCTAGTGTTCCACCAGATTCGTTGTACCAGACATAGTAGTAGTAGTGAGTAGCGGTTCCTGTGGCAGATCCAGTTTTAGCCACACTTGCTTTAGTTGAGGGATCATCCAACTCTTGGTAGGCTTTCCAAGCTGACCCCTCTAAGTAAATCATGTCATCAACTGCATTAGAGAAGATGATCTTATTATCTACTTGAGCTATCCAAGTGGTTGTGGTTGTATCAAAAACTGGGATTCCAGAATCAAAAGTGACGTTGCCAGTATAATCCTCTGGCTCTGTAGCTGAAAGATATGTCCAGTTGTTATTAGTAAATGAATAAACCTCTGGCTTTCCTGAGTCTGAAATTCTTATCCAACGATCTGTACCACCCACATTATAAGTAGGTTTAGAATAGAGTATCTTATCTGCACCAGGACTAGCGTTTCCTAGAATAGTTGTTCCTAGTCTTTTAGAGATCGAACCATACTGAGAGTACACACCGTTAATAAGCTCAGATAACTCCGTGTCTTTAAGTGTGGAAGGATGCGGAAGGGTATTTAGACCGTCTGGAAATCCACTCGATCCTTTTCTTTGAATCTTGGGATTAGACCGCCTTTTGGCTTGCTTATACGGCATTTTTATCCTTGATAATTCCTGTTGGTTCTCCAATACATCCTCTTTAGACGACCTAGACGATCTTGTCTGACTCTATTGGTTGTAATGAGTTTATGTCGTGGGGGTATGACTTCTAAAGAAATATATTCATTAAATCTATTTTCAGCATCAAGCTCAGATTTGTCTTGTGAACCTTCAGCACCAGTGGTTCTGTAGTACTCACCAAGAGCTGCATAAGAGATCATGTCTCCTGGGAGAAGAACTAAATCAGCTCCCACAGTTGGTTTTGGAGGATTGGCAAAGTACCAGATAACAGCACTCTGCTCTTCCTGGGTTTCCTTAAAACGCATCTGCCAATTTCCATAGTTTTCATCTTCTGGATCACCGATCATCTCAACTGTAAGCTGTGGATCATCTGGGTCTGTGTAATCGACTCCATCAACATCAAGTAAATAAAGACCATTTGGTTTGTGGAATCTAGCTGGAAGGACTGTGGTATCACCTTCTATGGTTATTGTTTCTCTGGTTAAAAGCCTTCTCCAGAAGCCACGCTTGGCGTACTCCTCTTGCTTTACCTGAATCCAGAACACCCATTGTGCATACTCTTCGTCTGTTGTGAGTGGCACTGTGCCACCAGCAAAAGCTGCAATATATGTTAAACAGTCGTCTAAAGTTCTAATCGTAGCATTCGTGTTTTCTGCCATTTTGAGTTTTCTCCTATATAAAGAGTCTATGTGTTTTCAAAGGTGTTTGTTATTTGTGGGGAACAAAAAAGCCGCCCCTTCGAGCGGCTTAGTTGTGTAACCAATACACTTATGCATGCTATAATGCGATTGTTATAAATTGCGACCAGTACTCCCGAGCTTTTAACGCAATTTAGGCTTGGGAGTTTTGGTAGATGGGATATATGAAAGAAATTTGGAAAGACATTGTTGGATACGAAGGCTACTATCAAGTGAGTAGTTTTGGAAGAGTTAAGAGTCTCAGTCGTATCAAATATAGGAAGAACGGAAAAAAAGTTGTTCCCCACGTGTTCCCAGAAAAGATATTAAGACCAGAAGAAACTTGGAATGGCAGATTGCGTGTTGTGTTAATGGTTGATAAAGTAAAAAAAAGATTCTTAGTACATAGATTGATAGCACTCGTGTTTATTCCCGCAATTGAGGGGAAGCCATGGATAAATCATAAAGATGGAAATCCTCATAATAATAAACCAGGAAACCTAGAGTGGTGCACTAGGGAAGAAAATGTAGAGCACGCTCAAAAAAATGGATTATTTGCAAGAGGAGATAAAAATGGAATGAGCAAACTAACAAGTGTAGAAGTGAGGTTGATTAGAGAAAAATATGAAGAAGAAAACATAAATCAGAAAGAGTTGGCGAAAATGTTTATGGTGAAGCAGGGAACAGTATCTAATGTTATTAGGAGAGTTACTTGGAAGCATGTTAAATAAAAATGGGGAGTATTTCTACTCCCCACATTTTTATTCACCAAACTCAGTTGTTAAGCCGAGTAAGGGAAAGATGATTCGGCTGCGGTGTAAGCAGTGATCGTTGTTGGATCAAGGTCGTACTCTTGTCCATCAGTGAAAACTCTCAACTCTCGGTTACCGTCATCTTCTTTTCCAAGAACAAATCCTGTAACTCCGCTTGCTTCGTATGTAGGCATATTATTTTCCTTTCTTAACTATTAATTTTGGTCTTAGGAAACCCTATATAAATACAGTCTATATAGGTCTGGTGGTGTTTGTTAAACTTTATAAATCTTCCACGTCTTTCTTTGAATTATTGCAGCTATGGTTGGTTTAGAAACACCATATTTTTCTGCCAACATATCGAAGGTGACAATTCTCTTAATGTGTTCTTTTCTTATGGATTGAACCTGTTTCCATGTAAGTATTGAGTGACCATTGTCCTCACCCCTAGGTCTCATGCCAAGTTTAGTTGCGTGATTATTATTTTCCATATGAGTAGCCCACTC